AATCAAGTCAAGTTGAGAAAGCGGGCTAATTTATACGAACAATTAACTTTTGCAGTGAATCAGGCCAAATGGTTAGCTGCAAAACAGTTTTGTGATAATCACAATTTAGGATTCAGAATTGTGACTGAAGACCACTTATTTGGGGGTAAACCAAAATGAAAATAACGACAACTGAAGAGTACATCGAACATCCTATGGAGGATGTATTTGATATAGAATCAGGTACGACTCTCATTACTAAAGAAGAAGTAGTCTCTGGTGAGTTGGTATTACCAGGGAACTATGATGATAAGGATCATGAAATTGAAGATCAGTTTCAAGAAGTTTATGACGCGGCAATGACATCATTTGCTGATCAAGCTGGTTTGCTATTGACTAGTGATCCAAAGTACAGTGCACGAAACATGGAAGTTGCTAACGCATTCCTAAATACTGCGCTGGCTGCAGCGAAAGAAAAATCGAGTGTTAAACAACACAAAGATAAATTGAGTAAAACCGATGGTCCTAAAACGGTGAATAACAATCTCATCATGGATCGCAATGAGTTATTAAAAATGCTCAAAGGAACGACTAATAATCAAAACTAACAGGTGACACTGGGGTCACTCGTTTTAATACATATAAATATCTCCACAAATTCAAGGAGATTGTATGTCAGCTAAAAATCCTCGTATCAAACGCGCTAACGAAATCATGGAGTACACTCCCGATCAAGTGCGGGAGCTATTAAAATGTTCACAGGATCCAATATATTTTATTGAAAAATATGTTATGATTCAACACCCAACAAAAGGTGCTATCCCTTTTAAGTTGTATGATTATCAAAAAACACTCCTCAGTAATTATCAAAATCATCGCTACAATATAGTTCTATCTGCCAGACAAACTGGTAAATCTACGACATCGGCAGTGTTTTTATTATGGTATGCTATATTCCACGATGATAAAACTGTTCTTATTGTTGCCAATAGAAACTCCAATGCTATGGAAATGATATCACGTATTCGTTATGCGTATGAATACTTACCTGCTTGGCTTAAACCAGGCGTTGCTGATGATGGATGGAATAAACACGGTGTTGGTTTTGACAATATGAGTCGAATATTATCACAAGCTACTTCTGAAAATTCCGGTCGTGGTATGGCAATTTCATTATTATTCTGCGACGAGTTTGCGTTTGTACGTCCTGGTATCCAAGAAGAATTTTGGACTTCCATTTCACCTACCTTGGCTACTGGTGGTTCATGTATTATTGCATCTACTCCAAACGGCGATGCTAATTTGTTTGCTCAATTGTGGCGAGGTGCTGAATTAGGTGTAAATGAGTTTAAATCTATGTGGGTTAAATGGGATGAACCGCCCGGTCGTGATGCTGCATTTAAAGCATCAGAAATTGGAAAAATCGGTGAAGAGAAATGGCAACAAGAATATGAGTGTATTTTCTTATCATCCGATGCTTTACTAATTAGCTCCATTCTATTACACTCATTAAACAATCAAGTGAGTATGACTGAGCCTGATGCCCGTGGTATTAACTGGTGGGTTCCATTCGAAAAGGGAAAAACTTATTTGATTGGAGTAGATCCTGCTACTGGGAGCGGAAAGGATTTTAGTTCCATTGAAGTTTTTTCATTTCCTGATTTGCAACAGATTGCTGAGTTTAGATCGAATACTACTTCATCTCCAATATTGTACTTAACACTAACTTGGATACTTAAAAAAGCTGGTCAGGCTGGCTCTAATGTGTATTTTTCTGTAGAGAATAATGGTGTTGGTGAAGGTGTCATTTCACTATACCAAGCGGACGAGAATCCACCTCCTGTCGGAGAATTTATTTCTGAAGAGGGTAAGGGTAGATTGGGAATGACTACTACAGGAAAATCGAAAATACGAGCCTGTTTGAATTTTAAACAATTAGTGGAACGTGCAAAGTTGGGAGTTCGATCAAAATCTCTTCTTGGAGAAATGAAGAACTACGCGCGTAAAAATGGAAGTTATGAAGCTCAAATTGGGGCAACTGATGATTCCATTTCTGCAACACTAATAGTTCTGCGGTTATTGGAAGAGATTGCTACTTATGAGCAGGATGCATACGATACTTTATATTCAGTTGATGAAGAAGAGTACTTTGGGGAGTATGATGAGAGTGATGTAGGGTTGGCTATATCGGTTGGAGACGGGGGTGGAGGATCGTACGGAGGTTCCGGGAGTTTTTCTGATCCGAATGATCCTAATTCATTTGATCCCTTTGGTGGTGTGTGACCCTAAAGCAACTATTAAAAGATATTTAATAATAGAGCATCATTATAATAATAGAAACCTCTATGCTCAGACCTTTGTGACAAAAACTATTATCTCTAGGGTCATAATAAAAGTCAACGGGTTGATAAAAATAAATTTTAGTGTATAGTGAATTAGGTTAATTATTTAAGGAATAAAAATGAAGTTACAGGACCAATTTTTTGTGTGGTTTCATACTGAATTTGCACACGAGCCATTGTTTACCGCTATGACTACTATTGTTGAAGCGTCCCCATGGCACCGTGAAGCAAGTGTTGCAGTTCATACGTCTATGGTAGTGGCTGAATACATGAAATTAGCTACACCGTATATTCATACTGACACCAACGATGATTGGAATAGACAAACTTTGTGTGGTGCATTTGCGTGTGCCTTTCATGACGTAGGTAAACCACCTTCTAGGTTTGAAAAATTTTCTGAAACGCGAGGTGTATACTTTTCATATCCAGGTCATGAACAAGTATCCGCACGGTTATGGGAGGATTGGGCTGTAACAAATTGGAGCAAGTTACAAGCCATGGGATTGATAACTGAAGATATATATCGCATTGGATGGATGATCGAATATCATCTCCCATACAAAACAGCTAAGCCTGAAAAGGTTCGGAAAATGGTCAATACTGTTACCGAAATGATGGGTGACGGTGAAGTATTTGGCAATGTTTTGTTAGCAGATCAATTTGGTCGCGTATCCGATAATTTAGAGGTGAATCGAGCAGAAGTGGTTAGGTGGGTTGAAGAATTTCGTCAACAATGCAGCAATTTTACGTTGCATCACAATACTAGCCTTAAGCCACGCTGTTTTATGCTTATTGGTGCGTCTGGTAGTGGTAAATCAACTTATACTAAAGAGATGATGACTAACCGTGAAGGTGTGCAATACTACTCTTGGGATGATTTACGTCTGCAGTGGTATGGTGGTACATCTGGTAATATGAAACAAGATTATCAGACTGCATATCAGCTATCTACTGAAGATAAACAATTTGCAACCAAAACTCAACAAGCATTTATTCAAATGCTTAATGGGAATGATATTATTGTAGATAACACCAACTTGGGCACAAAACGTCGACACTTCTTCGTGGACGCTGCTAGACGAAAAGGTTATGAAGTTGTTGGTGTTGTATTTCCTATCACTAAGGAAGAACTGCATTATCGCATCTCTAGTCGTACAGATAAATTTGTTCCATGGGAAACTGTGAAACAGATGTATATGTCAATTCAATATCCATCTTTTGGGGAAATGGATAAGATCGATATTGTAGATAGTAATCTTTAAAGCTCTCGTCCCATAAATACTTAAAATATTTGTGGGACGATTATGGCTACCAAACGATTAAAAGATATATACGAAGACACAGTTAATGACCTTGAACAGGGAACCATTGCTGGCTTCCCTAACACCAAAAAGCGTCAAAATGTTACTGGCACTGTAGCAGTCAACAATATCAAGTTCATTCCATACGAACAATCCAATACCTTACAAATTCAAGCAGACGTAACAAGTGCAGGGCATAGATATCAAACTGCAATGAGTTTTACGGATGTTCAATATGAACAAGCTGATTCAAACGATGTTATATCATTTCATGGTACGGACAGTAAAGAACACTACATATATGCTGTATCAGCCATATTAAATAATGCTCAAGTACGTTGCACGTGTTTGGATTTTTATTTCAGATTTGCTAATCAAGATTACCAGAGTGATAGTCTCTTAGGATCTCCACCTCCACCATATCGTAGAAAAACTACTACAAGACCGCCTGCAAACCCAACTGATACTATTGGGATGTGCAAGCATCTAATCAAGATGGCCGATAAATTAAAAGATATGAGAATCTTGGTAGATTAACGTTTAACCTTCAGTTTTGGCGGTTTGCGTTTTGGAGTTGTAGTTATTCCCAATGATTCCAACACTTGTCTAACTTTACTATCATTAACATCCCTAGCAGAATGCTCAACAACACCACCATCAATTGTTACCACAGGTGGTATAATTGGCGCCGATTCCTCTAATTTAACAGGTTCTTTTTCAGGTTCTGGTTTAACTATTTCACTAACTTTTTTAGCCTTCTTCTCATTAGCTACTGCCTTTTCTGCTAATTCTTTAACACCACTAACTCCTAAAGCTGGAGATGTTGGCTTAGTTTTAAAAAAGCTAAGACTTTCTTCTTTAGTCTTTTCTTCTTTATGGTCATCACCCTTATCTTCTTCAGATTTTTTAGGTTGTGTAACTGTTGGTTGAGCAGTAATTGTTGCACTACCAGTAACATTAAGCACACCCTTCATTGCCTTGAAATAATACCCATTGGTAATAACTTCAATATAACAAGGGTAAGCGGTGCGTTCGATATGAGATAATACTGGAATCCTTGCTTCGTATTCTCCACCTTCCAATTTAATGCAAACAATTGATAGCAGTGTTCCATTATTAAGATCTACTACCAATCGTACGGTAGCGTCCTCAGCATCTGTACCTTCAATAGATACCTGAAACTGTATGGCCTTCTCTTTTTGTTGATTAATTGATATAATATGTTCGTCCATGTGTCGTCCTTTTTACGCTATTTATGGCTTTTTTCTAAATCGAGTGATTGTTACTTTAATCTTTGTCACAATACTTCTAAAATTACTAATAGCTACTTGAATTTTTTCTTGGGTAACATTCATAAAATTGAATGCTCTTACTATAATTTTGGTTCTACTCTTTGGAACCATAAATTCTCTTGTATATGCATTGTCAACCTCTTCAATACCCTCACCCATTTCTTCTTTTTTATCACGCTTGAATATGACCTTAATGGTAATCTTATCCAATGGTACTGGAGGATGATAAGGTCTCATAAAAGGCAGCACACCTTTATTCAATGGCTGCAGATGACTAGCTACTGGTTTATATAAATTGGCTATCTCACCTGGCGCATATGGTCTTGAACCACCATCGTATTGAATACCAGGCAACACAGGAGTAATTGTACACTCTAGTTTGAGCCTAAAGAATCCAACTATTAACGTACAGCACGCGGGTCCACCAAGCCCTTTCGTGAGCATACCACCCATCGAATCCATTATACAGGCACTCTTTCACAAACCTCAGTTACGCTCGGATTACCCAAACTATCCTTCAAGTTAAACACTTTTAATACAGTAGTACCATTATCATCATAAACAGTCAACGTCATGGCTGTTTTATCAATTTTTGTACGATTTCTTTCATACTTCAATAATGTAGATATTAAACTGATAGCTGTTGTCATATCAATACGTAATTGTTGTACATCAGCATGCGTTTCGTTTTGATATGCACCCATAGAATCAGCTACAATGTGAGACGATGCTGGTTCATCCCAAACGCCGTCAACAATGTCTTGCACAGTAAACGAACCTGTCCCTGCCACTTCCTCAATAGCCGCAATGTTATATCGTTCATTGGGTGGGAGAGTATTACCACCATCAACTCTAACAATGTAGTTTTTTGTTGTATTGTGTAGGGTAAAATCGTATGAATAAAATCCATCACCATTACCAACGGTTACATTTGCACCATTAACAACTAACACATAAGTGATTGGAGCACCTGCAACCACTTCCCAAATCTTGATTGTTGGAGTTAACCCCACTGCAGGAACTCCCCCAAACGTAAAATACGAATTTATAATCATCGATGTTCTCCAAATTGTATGCTTTAGTTTATTTATCTTTATAAATAGGAAGTATAAATAAAATAAACTATTGACAAGTAAATAGGACCAACATTAATGGCATTTATTCTAACTAAACCAGCTGTATCGTTGACTGGGATACCCGGTACGATTTTAACAGACATCAATCTTCCCGTCAGTACAGCTGTGGTAGTGGATTCAGTTCTGCATGCATACAACACTTCTGTCAAATGGTTGGTGACTCTGACAGATCCTACTGGCCACACTATTATAACATCATACGAAATTCTCGCTTTACATAAAAATGGCACCAACCCTAAATTTACTCGATATGCAACAATTGGGGACAAAATAAAACATAATGTAGATGTAACGATAACTGGCAGCAACTTACAGCTGAAAATAACAAATAATGAAACAATTGGACTTCAAGCCAATGTAGTAAGAATTCAAACAATTACATAAATATTAACAATAACTATTTTTAAGGAGTATTAACATGGCTGAAGACTTTTTCCGTATATACCGTGGTCTTGAATTAGACGACGTAGTTCAAATTTTAGAAGGTGCTGGCGTACCAGGCGCCGCCGGCGATACATCAACTGCATTAGTTGGTTCACAATACATGAATACAACTGATGGTTCGTTGTGGACTAAAACTGCGGTTGGTGTTGGTACCGATAAGTGGGAAAAACTTGCAACAAAAAATTATGTTGACTCCCAATTAGGTACTACCGTTTCCTGGCGTGAACCTGTTGTTGTTCGCGAAAGCACATTAACCGCTCTACCTGCAGGCACGGTGAATACTATTGATGGTGAAACTGTTGCTGTTGGAATGCGTGTATTGTTTTCCGCAATTTCTGGTGGCGCTGGTCCAAATATCTACACTGCATCTGGTTCTGCTGGATCGTGGGTTTGGACAGAAGATACTAACCTCGAAACTACTGGTGATACTACTTATGTGTCAAAAGGTACTGATGCTGGTGTTCAGTTCACATTTAATGGTACTGCATGGGTTCGTAGTGCTCAAACAACTCTCGATGAATTGCAAAATATTCGTGATTTCATTGGTAAAGCCAATGCCGGTGGCGGCGTTAATGCACAACCAATTTACACATCTACCACCCGTGTTATTCAAAGCTCACAACTTGATGATGCTATTAGTAAGTTAGATCTTGTTACTGGTGGTCCAGTTACTACCGGAGTAGCTATTGTTAATACTAATACCACTGGTGCAAACTTACAAGCATTAGACACATATGTCGGAAAGTTGGCATTAGAAACAACACTCAATAATGTTACCACCATCACACCTATTGATGGTCCAACACCGGTTGTTACTACTGCTGCAAAATGGATTGTTCGTGCTGTGGACGCTGCTAACTCTGCTAACGTTTATGCTGCAGAAATCTTTGCAACACATAATGGTGTAGCTACTGATATGACTAAGTATGCAGTCCTCAAACTTGGATCTAACATCAACGGTTTGGCGTTTACTGTAACATTATCTGGTGGCAACGCATTAACTCTTAATGTCGAATCTACCACTGCTGTTAATGTAGTTGCACGTCGCGTAACTGTACTTTAATAATATAGAAATAGGAGCTTTGTTTTGGCTATAATTGATAATGCATTTAGAGTTGATGCCCTAAGTATAGAGGACGTCGTAGCTATATTTCAAGGTTCTGCTGATCCAAGAACGGGGGCTGGGCAAGATGCCCCCGTGGGATCTTTATTTTTAGAAACAACTAACGGTATTTCTTACATGAAAGTTGGTGTTGGTGTATACGAT